AACCTCATTCAGTGAGATTTTGCCTTCGTAATACCTGTTTTTCTCGGCATTATTGAAAGCATGAGCATTAAACAGCTCAAAGAGCTTATTGAGCCTCGGAACTTCATACTCCGGTAAACCTTTTATGTTTTGTGCTTCGATATGTAACTGCATAACTTTTCACCTATCCGATGAGCATTTTCCGCCCCGGAACTCTCTTCGTTGTCTTTGCGCCCCATAAAGCAAGGGAACACGCTTCAATCGGTATGCTGATATTATTCTCACCGCCGAACCCATATCCGCCGGATATCGGTCTCTTTGTTGAATTGATAGCACTGTCACGGAGAACTTCCTGTCCTCTGTACCATGTGACACTCTGCTCTATCAAATCATTCGACAGCATACTGGCGGCGGCTATCACGTCCTTCGTACTCGGACGCTTTATTGATATCTTTGACTTCCAAGTGTCCTTAATCTTATCGATAAGAACATCCACACCGTTCCGTCCATCGATTACCACACAAGCCGCTTTTTCATATCTGGCATTGAGCCAGTCGGCGAGCCATTGAGTACCGTGGCTTGTGGATTTCAGTTCGATAAGGCTTATCCGTGCCGGTCCGTCCTGAGGAATAACCGCACCACAAAGGGCCACCTTCGAGCCGTCCATGGAAAACTTGACGCCATACGCTGTTTTTCCTTCGGGCTTTTCCTGATCCGACACGCAAGCGTCCCAGACATCGGCAGGGATAGCATAATCAATATGCCCTGTCACATTAGGAGACCACCAGCCGAGCCGTTCACGCGCAAACGTGTCGGCGCTCATCTGCTCGCATTCTCCCTCAATCGTGGATATTAGGATCCTCCGTCCCAGTGCCGGATTAGTAGCGACCCATCTGTCCACATCCTTAACATCGCCGATATCCTTGACGGAAAACTCGAACCATGATGTCGATGTCGTTTCCTTGGCGATTGCCTTATCTCTTATTTTCCGAAAAACATCGCCGGTCACGTTCGGATCCGGCGGAGTTCCGACATAAATAGTCTGAGGGTTAAGGCTTGCCGAGATTGCCGGGATAAATGATGCCTGAGCATCTGCATCAAGCTCCTGGGCTTCGTCAAATATCAGCAGATCTCCGTGCTGACCTCTTCCTCCGTTTCGGGTCCGTGCGAGGAATTTCACTCGGGCCCCGCTTTTCAAGATTATCTGTTCACGTCCAAGTGCGGTCTTTATATCCTTGACATATTTCCGCATCTTGTCCGAATCAAAAAAGGCAGCCATTTCCTCAAATGTTTCCGTAGCTGTCTTTTGTAAATGCGCCGTATATAGGACTTGCTCATTGTAGAGCATCATGCCAGCCTCTCCACGGCCGGCAACAAGCCCCGTTTTTCCGTTCTGTCTCGGAACAGACCCTCCGCAGGTCTTACAAGTCCATTTTTGCCCCGGAGTGACTGCCATCCAGTCATCCAGTATTTCACTCTGCCATGGATCCAGCGTCATACCTCCAAGCTGGAGCAGTTTTGCCGCTGACATTCCATCTGTTTTCTTATACTTTGGAGCGATCCGCACGGACGGCTCCTGGCATCCCATCAGCTCTACAGCTGAGGAGCTTCTCGATCTCGTCCTCGCCACTATCAGTACCTTCTATCTCTTCGATTTCTTTTATCGTTTCTCTATATTGCCGACATAACGCCGCATAAGACCGGCTGTTTGCCTTGCTCATCAATTCCTTAAGGTCCGTCTCCAGTTCTTTCAGCTTCTCCAGCCTGGTCATGACTCTTCGCTCCAATCAATTCCGAATCGATCTATGATGTGCCGGAAGTCCTCCACGTCATGAGGAACCACATGATACTTCTCTTCGTTGCCGTCCTTCTCGATCCCGACGTGCAACAGCTCATGTAATATCAAAATCCGGATCTGTTCCTCCGTCAATCTCTCGATATTCGGCTCAAACAGCGTTATCGTAAAATCACAGGGCACAGCCCATTTATATTTGTCCGGAACCTTTTCACACTGCCCGAACACCTTTTTCCCGTGTTCCTTCTTCTCGTTTTCCGAGCTTAAATACATAATAGTAACGGCTGAATCCCGAATATAATCAAGCACATCCTCCGTCAATATCAGCTCTTGGCCTATTTCAGCGTATTCGGTTGAGATCTCTCTTTTATCCATTTCACTCAAAAGTAAAATAACACCTGTGTGTAAATATCGGCGCTGGACGCCGGGGCTCGCCTGTTAGGGCCGGGGGGTCCCCTCCCCACCATGTTTCACGGAAAATGTTTCACGCTACCATTTTCCATCCGGAAGGTTGATCGGAAAATTTTTCCGGCCGGGGGGCGGGGCTGTCTTATTGCTTTTCGCAGCGTTGCAGCAGTAATGAGCTGCTTGTAAGTTCTCCATGTCCAGACAAGCCGCCTCCGGCGAGGGGTACCCGAACTCTTTCCATCTGCTCACAGGTCGTATCTCATCGATAACAAAACTGAGAGGGTTTTCGTAACAGCTTTTCTGATCGTATCTAATCGGCCCAAGTTTTCCGTTACATATTCCACATGGAGCGTCCATGGCCTTGAATCTCGCCCGGGCCTTCCGGCGGTAGTTTCCGTTATGGTATCTTGGGTTAGCTGCCACGGTTATTCTCCTGGATTAAAATAACCCCCTGGGCACAAAACGACCACCCCGTATGGCTATTCACCAAGCGGGGTGGCTGTTTTTGCAAGGAGTTGCCTATCTATGAAAGATTATCCACGGTAGAATAATATCATAAAAACTTGTCCCCTGAGTGCGGTATTTTATATTTGCTTGGACAGCTCATAGTAATAATGCCTCCTGATATCATAGTACATATCCCTCTCGCACGGCATACCCTTTTGTTTCAGCTGCTCAAAAGTCAAGCCGTAGCATACCCCTAATCGGATCCAATTATCCATACCCTTCGAGACCTGGTATATGATATCATCTATCAGTTTAACCTTGGGGGCGATGGTACTTTCCGAGAGCTTAACTGCCGCCTCGAATGTTGCATCATAGTCCCCCGAGGATTGAACGTTGTCCTTGTCGTATCGGATCGCCTTGGCCGTGTCCGCTATGGCGTCGATTTCTTGTTTCCATACGGGATATCTCAGGGAATAATGAATCGCCGTTAAATAGTCTTCTTTCGGAATATAGTATTTATTCTTTCGGCTTAATGGTCTGAATTTGCTCATTCTTCCACCTCTTCAACAAGCCCGTTCCGGATCCAGTTCTCAGGAACCCGATACTTGTATTGCTGGTTGCCGATATATCCGATCTCGAATTTTGCCGAGACCCGGGGATCCTGTTTTCCTTTGTCGGTTATTCGGAAGTAGTGCCCCTCTTGGGCTTTTATGTATTTGCACATAATTATTCCTCCTTTAAGTTTTTCCGGATGATATTAAGGGCGTCCTCGTATGCCAGATAACACAACGTCTCAACGGTGTCGTGCTGGGCCTGCTCGATCTGGGAGATGATGGTCTCGATACGCTTACTCATGTCAAGGTCGGCCTTAAGTGTCTTAATGGCGAGCTGAACGGCATTGTATTCATCCAAGCTGGATATACCGGTATAGGCGATATCTTTTAAGTGATCGATAGCTTCGGTTTTTGTCATTTCTTGCCCTCCGACATCTTCAATCCTTCCATGAACCCATCATTGTAGCCTTGTGCATACTGCAGAGCCATTTTTTCATCATCTTCCGCCCGCAAGGCTTCAATAGCCATATCAAACGGTTCTATATCGAACTCAAAGCAATTAAGCCCGGTTGATTCTGTTATTATCGTAAGTAAATCATTCATTACCTTCTTGTATTTTTCTAATTTTTGAATAGCTTCTTCTTTGTTCATTCCTTGCCCTCCTCTACAAATCTTCCGGTAAGCTCAATATCCCACGGTTCAAAGATACGGACATACTTGTTCCCCTCGCACTCCTCAACGATTACCTTTTGCGCTGTTTCACCTGCCGCCATAACAGGTAATTCCTGCGGCACTTCTTTAAGTTTTTCTATCAATTCCGCTACGGTCATTCCTTTGCCCTCCGTTCCCTTAATTATCGTGGGTTCATCTACTAATCTTTCGACCGCTGATTTCAGCCCTGCCGCAAATCGTAAATCAAAATCATCTGCTTTTTCTCCAAGATAGTATGACCTTGCGTTCATAAGGCGTTTCTCAAACACATCAGCATCAATCAATCTGCCGTGATTTTCGGGGAGCGGTGTACCGTTTCTTATGGCTGAATATGTTCTTGATGTAAGACTCTTAAATACATCAGAAGTGTCCGGTATTCGCCTATAATCTTCTTCGTCTATCTCAATCACTATCTGCATTTGAACCCTCCTCAACACATGAAAGCCACTTAAACTTTCCATGATTTCTAAAATCCACTACAAGATTATGTTTTTTACACTCTGCCTGCCCCCAATCCACACATTCACCGCCTATTCTTTGAGGTTCAAATTTAATCTTGAAGTCCTTACAATCCTTACAAAGCATCTTAACCCTCCTTGTACGGCTCCGGGAGTGGCAACCATGCTATTATCTCTTGCGGTAATATTCTCGCCTTTTCTCCGTCTGCTAATGTAATTTCTTTCCCTTTCATAAATTCTTCATAGCCATTGAATTTATAATCTTTACCCTCATAACAGCGTATTTCACCTTTTCCATTTTCAAATGTAACTACTCCCATAGGAATAAACGGGGGATTTCCAAGGCTATCGCAAGCAAGACACGGAAATTCTGCCGCCTTTTCTTTTACGGGTATCCAACCGCCGTTATAATATGCCGTTGATCTCTCCATGTTAGCAGCTCTTACCTTTGCTGACAGGGCTTCTATGGTGTCGGCGGCTTCTCTCAATGTTTTCACGGTATCGGTGGAATTATCAGCGATATCTTTTGCTATATCTGCAAGTGTCCTCAACCTCTGAACCTGCTCTGTTATCATGCTCATATCAAGCCCCCTAATCCTCAAAATTCCTTTCCTTTGCCCCCTTAAAGTCATATGTAATGCAACTGTCACGCCACCCTGCCTTATATGCCTTTTCCAGCAATTCATCTAACTTTGATTCAAACTTGCAATTAAAACGATCACAAACAAGGGACGTTTCTCCCGTGGTCTTACTAACATACTCTTTCTGGTGAGTACAGTTATCACAATTCTTTTTATTTATTTCTTTATCCATCTAATTACCCTTCTTATATGTAGTGTATTCCTCAAATGTTGGTACTTTCCAAAAAATAACGGGATTGCACCACCTTTGTAGTTTTTTGTATATCGGTGCAGCGTGTTCTTTATCATAGATCATGGGATATGGTGAAAAGTTAAGCTCCCGGCATAGCTGAATCCTATACAAGTCTTGTTCAAGCGTTGTGTCAAAGTTTGTAAGGATATAAACTGTTACTCTGCCCTTTCCTCTGTTGTACCCTGTCTTTTTTGCAAAAGCTCTCAATCTTGGTTCAATTAGCTCTCGATCTTGCCAACGATCAAAAGCAAAATGAATACTATATAACTTAATCTTTTTCAGTAGCTCGATATTTTTGTCATTGATCAGTCTTATATCCAACCCTTGATTGAAGTTTACGCTTGCTTTACTGTCTACAAGCTGTTGCAGTAAGTCCAAATGGTCTTTACAAGCAAGGATATTAGGATCGCATAACACTATGTTCTTCTGCCCTCTCCAAAACTCGGATAAATCAGCTACTTTTACGCTGCACCTTCCCTCTTTGTCTTTAACATGGCAAAAATCACACCCTCTCGGACAGCCCCTTGTCAGAAACCCATAAGCAGTATCAGTTATTCCGTATAATTCATAATCGGGGTAAATATGCTCGATCTCCGGGGGTAAAGGCTTATCATTTTCTTTGTGGTATACTTCTTTTCCATTGACTAACTCTATGCAATAGCCTGTTCCACCCTTTTGAATTTCGTCTGCATCTATGAAGTATTCATAATCCGGGGTAAAGGAAAACACCTTACTCATATAAACCTTATCCATGTGACCGCTGAATAAAGGCTCATACCATTCCACGCTATCCCCTTGCGACTTATGCCATGCAGATATTTTCATTAACGGGATATTAGGGAAATTATGACCATCAACATCAATCAGCCCGATCTTCATTTATTCCCCTATATGCTTTTCAAGGATTTCAAGGCATACCCCGTAAAGTATCTGCCCGATTCTTCCGTAAGTGTCTTTTGCCTTAATCTGCTGTTCCCTAATCTCTGCCATAGCCGCATCTATACGCCGCCGAAGGTCTGTGTCATATTTTTTTTCTTTCTCACTTCTCACATAGTGTTTTATCTCGATCATTAAAAACCCTCCTTAAGATATATGCTCTCTGCCTTTCCAGTTCCTTCTCTCTGTTCTTTTGGTATGATCTTCTCCGGATCTCGTTTACTTTCTCACGGTGAGTTTTCCTGTATTCCTTCTGATGTTCCTTGATCTTCTCTTTATTCCGCCAATAATAGGCTTTTCTGTACTGCCTTTGGTAGTCCTCACGGTCTTTGTAGTCTGTTATTTTGAGAGATACCTCAACGGCTTTTTCTTCCTTGGAAATACATAATATGTTCTGCCTGTTCTTCCGTTTGCTTTGAATATTCTCATTTTTGCCTCCTTCATTTCACCAACTCCCCAAGAGGGCAGCTGTTACACTTCTCTTCAATCATCCTGTCATTGTCATCATCGTGTCCGGTATCGTATGCCTCGGGAAATTTGCAGTAATGGTCGCAGATTTTCGCTGCCAAGTCCTCGGGGCTCTTTGTTATGTCGTTGAATATTGCCCGGATCCGGATCGCTTCCGAGAGCTTGCCCTGGATAAAAAGGTTGTTTTCCGAGACTGTTTCTTTCAGGGTTGTTATTTCTGTGTTCATCCATTCGTTAAACTTGCTCATCTGTCTATCACCGTCCTCACTTTTATCCGGGACAGGATCCCGTCATTGTCATCGATTACTGTTACCATGTCTCCCGGAGTCGGGTTCTTCATGTACTCCACAAAATCGGCATAATTCATGCGCTGGGTGCTCCGTGTTACTTCTGGCCGTGGCTTGCCGGGATAGAGTAACCGTTCAATCTGATCTATCAATACATGACTGTACTGAATGGCATATACATACAGATCCGTATCCTGGTATTCCTTTGACAGCTCCCTGAAGGTCTCAAGTGTCTTATCAATGACTTCCTCTTTTTCCATCCGTCCAGCACTCTCACAGATCCCGATGAAAGCCCTCCAGAAGCTCCCGCTGCATTTCTTAATCTTTTCCACGTCTTCCTGTTTCAATATTCCCATCTATTGATCTCCTATCTTTTCAATTTCCACATAGATCCCCGGGATCTCCGCCCAAAACTTCTCGATGATCTCAGAGACCACCAGGGCATCATCCTTCCAGAACCCCGCCCTGGTCATTTCATCCTTCAGCATCTTGTTCAGGTTATCCGTGTCGGGTTTCGTAGGCTTGTATTCCCCGTCCCGGTGTGAGCCCTTCGGGAATAACCACTTAACCACGAGCCGGACAGGATCCACGAACATCTCTTCTGGAACATGAGGAAGGACAGCCTTATAAAGTTTGTGCCTTGCCTCTTTCAGGTCCCTGTCCTCGTACACGTACATGGACCCGTCTTTTCTTTTTCCGATCCGATGCTCCTGCTGGGTCTTTGTCGGAGGATCCATATTGATAAAAAAGTGCATTTCTGATTTTCCTTTCTTTTCTTTCATCATTTCCCTTTTCGGCATCAAGCCGGGTTAGTGGTGTGACAGGGGGGAACCTTTAGTCCCCCTGTCTCACCCGTGTGCCCGGTAGGGTGTGTCAACACCTTTATATAATAGGGTTTTGACATCAAACTTGTCAGAACCCTATAAGGGTTTTGCTGACACTTTTGTCACTTGTCAAAACCTCATTTTTTGACAGTTGACACTTTTGATTGTCAAAACCCTTATAAGGTTTTGACATTGACACTTGTGTCACGAACTTTTTTCAATGTTGACATCTGACACCTCATCTTTCGGGAATATAAATCCGTCTTTTATAACATAATCTTCATGATTCTCAATCTGATTTTTAATACTGTTTCTTGAAAATCCCTCATCATTTTTGAAGTATTCCATCAATTCAGAGACCTTGGGATAGGGTGTCTTTACTTCCTTCGTGTCGATTTCTTCCCAGTTCTTCACAACCCACTGGATCCGCTCATATCTTTTTTCTGCCTTTTCCTTTTTTGAAACGTTGCCACGTTTTGAATTAACTTCAGATCCGGCCCCGTTCATAGGCTTGGCATCCTTTAAATCTTTCGTGATATGATGTATCGGATAATCAAAAATCACATCGATATCCTCCGGCGTTTTGAACTCTCGGAGAGTTGCGCTTATCCTCCATGCTGTCTGCCCGTCAGGGAGAGACTTTTCTGCATCTTTCGGATTGAGTTGGATCATATCGAGGAGCGCATCAGGATCTCTGGCAAACACTCCCGATCCGGAAGCCCTGTCTATGGAAAACTTTCCGCCCTGAGCTCCTTTGGAATGATGATGGCAGCATATTATCGAGGTTCCCAGCTGGACGCATATCGTATCAAGATGATTGAAAAACTTCGCCATCTCCGAGGCGCTGTTTTCGTCTGACTGGTTTATCTTGTAGAGCGGGTCAAAAATTATGACATCATAGCCTTTATCCTTGGCCCTCCGAAGCAGTCTCGGGGCGAGCTTGTCAATAGCAGCGTTTTCCCCTCTTAAGTTCCAGACGGTGAGTCCTTCAGAGCGATCAAAATCCATTCTTTTTCTAACCTCATCCACTCTGTTAAGGAATGAATTGCCATCAACTTCAAGATTGATATAAAGGACTTTCCCCTTCATGCACTCAAACCCGAGCCACTTCTTTCCCTGGGTGATACATAGCGCCAGTTCTATGAGGAGGAAGGACTTTCCCGCCTTGGACGCTCCTGAGATCAGCATCTTATGACCTTTTCTTAAAATCCCGCTTATCAGTTCCGGGGACAGGGGAGGAAGTTCTTCCAGCTTGTCAAATTCGATGAATTCGGGATAAGTATCAATAGAATCCTCTATATAATCTTTCCACTCATCAAATGACGCAGCTCCGATATTTTCAGCGATGATAAACTGCTTCTTCTCTCCCCGGATCACACCGGGCATCCTTGACATCCTCGACTGGTTCTTGTTCTGCTTGTCAATCTTAAGGCCGTTCTTTTCACATATCTTGTATAGATAATCAACCTTTTCACGGTAGTCCTGTTCCGTGACAGCATTGATCCTCACGATGCTGTGAATGGACTTCCCTCCTGAATAAGTCATTATCGCCACAGGAAGGTTAAGCTGTTCCACGAGTGCCTTTTGTTTTTCGATTTCAAGATCGTCGGATTCCACCAGGGCATACCGCAGATCCGTCACGTTGGCATTTGCCACACCATGACCATCCAGAGGGTTGAACCGGATCCACGCTCCGGCTTCTTTGTTATAATCCCCGATCACATCCTCAATACTATCCGGATGTTTCTTAATGGCTGATAAGATCTGCTTTGCAGTCATGCCATAGGATCCCTTGGATGATGGTCTCCACTTGCCCTTTTCTTCGTCTTTTTCTGCATCAATACAGAATCCCACGATCTCATCCGGCTTAAATAATGCCTGGATATATCTCCGGAGCTCATCCGTTCCGACTTCCTTCGGCTCCTCTATGATGGAAGATGTGTCCAGCCATGCGGAGTCCTTTATAACCACATCACCATCATTAACAATCTCATCATCCCAGTCGAACAGCCGGATCTCCTTATTCGGTGAATACCCGAACCGGACTGCCATATCGTAAATTGTGCCGCCTGTTACGGGCTTTAAAGTATTTTCTTTAAAAGAGGCCCATTTTTTCGCACAGTCCCCGGGCTTGTAGCGGTTGTCCGACCTGCTCCAGGAATCCCATGAGGTGACATCATATCCCTCATGCTTAAGGGCCATACCCACATTAACCCACTCCTGATAATCAAGAGAAGACGGTGGGATATATTCAAGTAATTCTGTCAATTCCATTCGATAACCTCCCTTGAAAGAAGTGACATAGGTGTATAAGTTTCCGGGTTAAAGTTAAGTTTCCATTTCTTCCAGCCCACAGCAGCGAGCCTCGTGAGCATGGATCCTGCTTCCTCAAATTTCCATTCATAAACATTTTGAAAACCGAACTTGGAAAGCGTTTTCGCCTGCCTGGGAGTACAGAGCCCGAGCTCACGCCTGGAGACCATTCTCTCGATCAGCTTTGTGGCTTTTCCCTTGCACATATCCGTAGCATCTATCTGCATTTTTTCAAGATATGAACGCTGTTTATCTGTGGCAGGCTCTTTTTCCCATCCAAAAGTAGGAACATAATCAATCAGGGCATCATCCCCGATAGACAGCTCGAACTCCAAGGGATCTAAGAGTTTTTTCTGTTTTCTTTGCTTTTCTGCTTCTTCGAGTGCTTTTGTGAGAGCTTGTTTTCTTTGTTCTATGGCTTCATTTTCCGCTGCTTCTTCTTCCTCGAATAAGTCAAAATCATTTTCGTTGTCATTTTCCAGCTTCTTCGTTACCGCTTCCGCTATTTCCTTCTTTTTGCAAATGATATCTGCCGGGTGTACGAGATTATGCTTCCCTGTCATCCAGAGGAAATCTAAAATCAACAGATGATCCTTCCCCGGATAGAGCCGTGTACCACGGCCCACCATCTGGCAGTACAAGCTCCGGACCTTTGTAGGACGTAAAACCACGATACAATCCACGATCGGGCAGTCCCATCCTTCGGTCAAAAGCATGGAATTACAGAGCACGTTGTATTTTCCGTCAGAAAAATCTTTTAATACCTCATCACGATTTTTACTTTCCCCGTTCACTTCTGCCGCACTGAATCCTTTAGCATTCAAAATGTCTCTAAACTGCTGGGCGATAGCCACAAGAGGAAGGAATACGACCGTGTGCCGGTCCTTACAGACCTTTACCATCTCATCAGCGATATTTTCGAGGTACGGTTCCAGGGCGTGGCCGATATCGTTTATCTGGAAGTCACCCCGTGACACCTTCACGGAGGACATATCTATCTCCAGCGGCATGGTCTGTACTCTTATTTTTGAGAGATACCCTTGATTTACCGCATCACGGAGGCTATACTCATAGGCGAGGCTTTCAAAATATTCACCCAGTTCCTGCATATCGCCCCGATCAGGCGTTGCAGTAACCCCGAGGACCTTGGCCCCGTCAAAATGCCTGAGGACATTCTGATAACTTACCGCCAGGGCGTGGTGTGCTTCATCCACGATCACGGTCTTAAAGTAATCCGGCGAAAAGGCAGAGAGCCTTTTTTCTGTCATCATGGTCTGAACGGATCCGACAGTGATCGGTTCATCTGCCCCGATACTTGTCTTTTCTGCCTTTTCCATGGCACAATCCAGCCCGCAGAGTTTTTTAATCTTATCTGATGCCTGGGTAAGAAGTTCCTCCCGATGTGCAAGGATCAAGACCTTCCCGTTATTTGTCCGTTCCTTTGCCACATCAGCAAATACAACCGTCTTCCCGCACCCGGTGGGAAGGACAAGAAGAGTCTTGTCCTTGCTTTCCCATTCGGTGAAAATTGCGTTCCTGGCTTCGATCTGATACGGCCTTAACTCCATTCGTCATCATCTCCTTTAGCCGGAGGATCTATGTACTTTCCTACGTTATTGAAATAGATATCCTTGCTTTCGCTGTTGCCCTTTGTCTTGGTAATGTGAGCCATGCCCTTGCAACCAATAGCGTCCTTCCATGCCATTTTTACGGGCTCCCCGTGCTTCTTTAAGCCGACGCTCCTGAAGAATGCAGCGATCTTCCATTCCATAGTTGACGCCAGGGGGAAACGGTCGATCACATAAGCATCACCCTCATCCGTGGTGATCTTTAATGTCATGATTGCCTGATTGCAGGCCGGTGTCTTCGCCTTGTCTGAAGGAGTATAATTTCCCCTCTCAAACTTAGTGACTTCAAACTCATAATCACCTTCCTCCAGGGTCAGATATTCCCTGTCTTCTCCATCGTTCTCGATCTCATCATCCCAGTCATAAACTTTTACTTCTTCTGCCATTGTTTTTTCTCCTTTGCTTATTCAAACGGTACTTCCATGCTTTCAACTTCTGCTTCGGTGAACTTCTTTGCATACCCCACGAACTTATCCCACTTATCGATAAGGCTGTTCCGGATGAAATCCGGATCCAGACCTTCCAGCGTGGTGGCCGTGAAGTTCTGAGTCTTCTTACATACTGCAAAGAGCAGTCTGTTAAGGCTTATGCCGTCCTTTTCCATAAGCTCGCTCAGCTTCTTTACCTCCGGACGGGTCTCTTCTTTTTTCGCTTCAGGCTTTTCTTCCTTCTTAGGCTTTTCCTTTTTCGGTGCTGCTGTTTTTGCTTTCGCTTCTATGATCTTTGCTATCGCTTCGTATTCGAAGGGAATACACTCATCCAGCCCGTAACGGTTCTTTGCGTCCCATGTCGGACGGTGCTGGGTATAAAGGACCCTCTTTCCGCCCTGGGCTTTTTTGCTCTTGGTCTTGTCATCCTCGATCACTATGGTCTTGTAATTAGCGAAGAGGACCATATCCCCCCATTCCTTGACCATAGCCTTGACCTGTTTCGACTGGAGCTTCAGCTCCCACCGGTCAAAAGCACCCATCTCATCCGGGAGTTCCTGTTTCCGCATGGCGGCATGAGCTACCAGCACGACATTGATACCCTTATCAATAAGCTTTGTCAGCCTGGTAAGCAGCTTTTCGAACTCTGCGACCACGAACAGGGATCCTTTTCCATAATCCAGGGTGAGGATATTGTCCGTATTATGGGCCTTGTTGAGCTTCCTTATACAAGCCTGTTCAGCCCAATCCAGAGTATCAATGACAAGTGTTTTCATATTGCCACTTTTCAGGGCTTCGTCCGCTGCTTCCAGAATGGTGTCCCATTCCGAAAAATCAGCCGTGAACCTTGCCACATCCATGGCGTTGGTGCTTCCCTCCGTGTCGATAAAGACCGGATCCGGGAACTTTGATGCAAATGTGCTCTTTCCTATCCCCTCAGGGCCGTATAAAACGATCCTTTTCGCACCGGGGATCATTCCTGTTGATATTTCCATCTGATTACCTCCTTATTTG